AACTCCTAAAGTACAAGCACCAGTAGCACCAACTCCTAAAGCACCAACACCAGTAGCAGCAACTCCTGCAGTACAAGCACCAGTAGCAGCAACTCCTAAAGTACAATCACCAGCTGACGTACCTTTTAATGCTTTGCAACCTAGTTTAGATGCTTTTAAAGCATACCAAGCAAAAATAAAAACTTCTGCAGCACCAACACCAGTAGCAGCAACTCCTGCAGTACAAGCACCAGTAGCAGCAACTCCTAAAGTACAATCACCAGTTGACGTAGCTTTTAATGCTTTGCAACCTAGTTTAGATGCTTTTAAAGCATACCAAGCAAAAATAAAAACTCCGCAAGAGGCAGCAAAATTAGTCGAAGAAGTAAAAAAAGATCCAACATCTTTTGGGCTAACTATTAATACTTTAACTGGGTGGTCCAATAGATTTCTTGTAAAAAACGGCTTAAAAGCACCAAATGAAACACAAGTGGTGCCTGTAAATAATAATATAGTTGCAGATATGCAAAAAAAACCAGAAAAAGAAGTTTTTGTAGAAAGTAATAGTAATAAAAGTGCAAAAGATATTTTTAGTTATCTTTCTACAGTAAAAGGAAATAATTCTGACTTTATAAGTTACTTAAATATTAATGAAGGAAATTTACAAAAATTTAAAATAATAAAAAACAATCAAAATAGTAAAATAACAGATTCTTATTCTGGTGTTATAGGAATAGCTCATTTTTTATTAGATTCTGATATCAGTGGAAAAGAAATTTTTCATGATCCAAATGCACAAACAATGATTGGTTATCAATTAAACAATAAAAACATAATGAAAGGTTCTACTGTTAAAGACCAATATGTACCAATTTTAGTTAATAAAGAAAATGATATTGCAGAAATAAGTTATAGAAAAGTAATAGATCTTACAGAAAAAGAAAAAACACAAATAATTGCTCCTCTTAGACAATTTAGATACGAAGATATTGATTGGGGTAGCCAAATTCCTGCTGAAGGTTTTGAAAATACTGTAAAGCAACTTAAAACTAAAAGTGGGGATATTACTAGAATGCTTTTTCCAACTGCTTTAGGAAAAGATTCATATGGAAAATTTGGTGGAGGAAGTTATGTACTCATTGTAGAAAATAAAGACATTATAGTTGATTTTGCAGGCAGTATATCACAATTAATATCAACTTCAAAACAAATTGCAAGTTTATATAAAGTAAATGTAAATGATATAATTATAGCATTTCATGATACAGGGTCTTACTCTGCTAAACCAAAAGCAGATAAAAATGGAAATTTAAAATATTCGCAGTGGTCTGATTTTAATCCTGATGGATTTACAGGAGGCGGATTAGCAATAATAAAAAAATAAATATATATATATATGTCATTTAATGAATACGTAGCAAAAATTAATTCAGGAGTAATAGCGAATAGCTCTGCTTCTGGATTTGCAAATCAACAAAAGCAGTTAATGCAACAATTTGGGCAGATTCCTCAAAGCATGAATTATAATGAAGATAGGCACGATGATTTAGTTAAAAAAGGCTTATTCAGAGGGTATGATGAAGCTGCAATGATGGATCAAAGAGCTTTACAACAGACTACTTCACAAAAGTGGGGAAATGCTTGGGGAAAAATGGGAGTACTTACAGGTACTACTTTTTTAGATGCTACTATTGGGTCTTTATGGGGAATAGGTGAATCATTAATTGCTGGAGACGCTAGTAAATTTTGGGATAACAAAGCTTCTAATTTTTTTAGCAGCGTTAATGATTGGAGTGAAGATGCTATGCCATTGTATCAAACAACTAAAGAAGAAAATACTCCTTGGTATCAAAGAATGACTACTCCTGGCATGCTGGCCAATTTTTGGGGAGATACAGTATTTAAAAATTTTGGCTTTACTATAGGCGCTATTATGGGTGGTGCAGCTATTGCAGGTTCCGCTTCTAAATCATTGGGTAATATTTTTTCTAAAAAAATTGCAGGAGAATTAGGCAAATCTTTGGTTAAAAATTCAGATGATGTTGCAAAAATTATTGGAAAATACGGTGCTAAAAATGCAGATGATTTAATTCTTATGGCAGGAAAAGATCCTATGATTGCTAGCCAAATTTTACAAGAAATACAACAATCTGCTAAAGTTATTAAAAATATAAACACTGCAAGTAGTGCTTTAGGTTTAGTAGGTTCAGCTGTGGGAGAAGGTAGAATTGAGGCTATTAATGGTAAAAATCTAATGTTTGATAAATTAATATTAGAAGGTTATGCCCCAGAAGAAGCTGAAAGATTAGCTATTGGTGCAGGAAATATTCAATTTGTTGCTAACGTGGCTTTATTGTCTTTATCTAATTACGCTCAATTTGGTAAGATGTTTGGTTTTGGTAATAGAAGTGCTGCTCAAGCAGCAGTTAAAGGTAATTTTAAAGAAGCTAAAGATTTTTTTGTAAAAGAAGCAAGTAAAAAAAGCTTGGCTGCCAGAGTTTTTATTAACCCAATAATTGAAAGCAATGAAGAAATGTCTCAAGCATGGGCAGAAGATTTTTCTCATGATATAACATTGAGAAGAAATGACAAAGAAGCACAAGGGTTTGTTGATGATATAATAGCATCAGGAATGAAATCTTTTACTAGTTCTTATGGAAACATAGATAGATGGGAAGAAGGTTTTGCAGGATTTATTACAGGTATGGTTGGATTACCAAATGTAGGTGGAATTAGAAATAAAATGAAAGGTGGGCAAGGGTCTGTTTGGGCAGGTGGAATTGCTGGAACATTAATGGATAATACTAGTAATAATAAGCAAGCAGCTGTATATGCAGATACATTAAATTCTATAAAAAATTCAGATGCATTTCAAGTTTATTATAAAAAAGCAGTAGTTAATGCTTCTTATGAGCAAGATAAAGAAAATGCCATAGAAGCTAGTGATACTAATGCTTATGACAATTTAAATACAGAACAATTTATTAATGATGTTGGATCTGTTGTAGCAGCTGGTAAATATGATTCTTTTATGGAATCTTTAGAAGAAAATAAGCAGCTCACAGGGAAAGATATTAGAATGGCTTTAATGATTAATAAGGATAAAAATGGAGAAAATTTAGCAGAACCAATAGATACTTTTAAAAACAAGACTGATAAAGAAATAGAAAATAGTAATTTAAAAAATATTGAATATCTTTCTAAAAAAGCCGAGCAAACTAGAGATTTAAAAGAACAATTAGATGAAAAGCTTGCGTATATGGGGCTTTCTAACACTAGTGATTTGGCTGATATGTTATTAATTGATGGTGTTATGTTAGAAGAAACTAACAATAAAGCTTTAAAACTAGCTCAATTAATATCTGAAGAAATTAATACTATGTTTACGGCAAAAGTAAACAAAAACACAGTAGAAGGAGCAAAGCATCATTCTGCTTCTATGTTAACTGTAGATGATTTACGACAAACTTTTAGACTATCTATTCCAGAAACAATTTTAAAAGAAAAAGATATTATAAAAAGAAATCAACTTTTAACTGAATTTTTAAATAATAAAGAATCAAAAGCAATTGCTTTTACTTCTAATTTAGAAAAACTTGTTGAGAGTAAATTTGGTGAAAATGTTAAATTTAAAAATATAGATAAAAAGAAAAAAGCAGATTTAACTGTAGAAGAGCAATTAGCCGTATTTTTAAGAGATAATTATGCACTAGCTATTAATGAATTTACAAATAAAAAATCTACAAATGCTACTTTAGTAACTGATTTAATAAAAACAGAAGTTACTAGAGAAAGATTTGTTAAAAATTATAAAAAACTAAATGAAAATTTAGAATTAGCAGATAAAAATATTACTAAAGAAAAACAAAAAATAGATGAATTAGGTTCTACTGAAAACTTTGTTACTACAAGTAAAAAAGAAAAAGCTATTTTAGATAAACACGAAGAAATAAATTTAAAAATTGATTCTAAAGATTTTAATAGAGGAATTATTTTAATTAAAAGTACTTTATCTAAATTAAAAGAGCTAAAAACTAATCCGTCTATTGCTTCTAATATTAGTAAACTTGAAAATCAACTTAAAGCTTTAGAAGATCTTAAAGTAACTAAGCAAGAAGACTCTAATAATAACAAGAAAAAACCAGTTATTGTTGGTGTTTCTAGTTTAACTGAAATTTATGATAAATATTTAACTCCAGAACAAAAAGCTGAAAAAGAAGAGCTAATTAAAGATTTAACTGATAAAAATATTAAAGCTGCATTTGTAATTGAAATAGAAGACAATGCTGTAGAAGGCAACAAAGCTCCATTTGAACATCCATTAGTTAATATTACTAAAGGAAATAGAACTGGTAAATCAGTTAATGTTTATTTAGACATGAATAAACTTGCTGGCAAAGATAAAAGAAAAATTTTATTAGGTTCTTTACTAGACCCAAATAGATTTGTTAATAAAAAAGGAGAAATACTTAATTTAGCTGATCCATCTATATTAAATAGGCTTTCTAATGGACTTGTTGAAAATGGAGAATTAACTTCTAAAGGAACGTATTTTGTAGGTACTTATTTAGGATTACAAGCTGCTTGGGAAGAATTAAGGACTACTGGAAAATACAAAGGGTTTTTAAATATAAATAAAAAACCTGGCTTTACTATAAAAGAAGAATCAGAAAAAATAACTAACTTATATAATGCTAAAAATCATGGAGTAGATTTTGGTTTTGGTAATGCTTTGTATATTTCTGATAAATATAATGTATTTATTTTTAAAATTACAGAAGATGGTAAAAATATAAAGTTAGACCCTAATAATGATTTAGCTGAAATCGAAGCTTATAAGCAATATTTACAAAATAATAGAGTATCCGCTACTCAAACTATTTCAGAAAACAAAGAAACTGTTGGTTATCCTTATACAATGGTTGTTCAAAATGGAACTAATCATGTATTAGTTGGTATACAATTTCCTAAAGCTGCTGAGTCTGAGATAGATATGGCAAATTTAGACGTAAGAATAAATGAAGTATTTGATAATAAATTAACTGGAAATGATTTACCTGTTACAATTAATGGAAAACATTTAAGTTTTTTTGTAGGAAATAAAGAAGATAAATCAGATAATTTTAACATTTTTGTTCATTTAGATACTGCTAATGGAGTAGATTCTGATGGAAACGTACAAGAAGAAATTCTTACATTTAATGTTAGTGTAAAAAAAGACAAAGAAAACAGAAACAGAGTTTGGGATTATAAAGATCCAATAAGTAAAAAAACAATTAAATTAGTAGCCATTAGAACTGCTGATGGCATTAAGTATTATAAAGTAAATAATACTGTTTTGTGGGATTTTAAAAGTAAAAAAAATAATCCTCCTGCCAAAATAAAAGAAACTATACTATTAGAAGGAGGAAAACAAACTAGTTATTTAGTAGAAGAAATATCTCCAATAGAAGTTATTGGGGTTTTGCAAGATTTTATTAAAGGAACTGAAATGCATGAAAAAGGTGAATTTACTATTGGAGATGCTATTTTAGAAGTAGATAAAACAGATAATATTGATGATTTTCAAACTAAAGTAGTTGTTTTTACAGATTTAATAGTGCACCCTACTGCAGCAATGGTAAAAAAAGGAGCTACTATTAAGCCAGTTATTAAAGCTTCTATAACAAAAACAAAAGATGTACAAGACGATGATTCAGAAAATGCTCCTCATAATGCTTTATTTGATAGTTATGTAAACAAAGCAATGGGAATATCTAAAGCCATTAAAGCAGGCGCTACTGAATCTTTTGAAAAAGAAGCAGCTGATAAATTTTTAGATCTTTTAGAATTTACAAAATTAGCTTTAAATGCAGAAAGAAATTATAATAATACTGCAAAAGAAATTGAAGATGCATTAGATACTATTGAAAATTGGTTAAATACTAGAGAAGGTACTGCTGAAAAAGTTTCTAAAAATAAACGTGTTTCAAAAATTACAAAAAGTAAAAAAAATAACACAGAGGAAGGAAGTGCTATTGGTAATGTTGATTTAGCAAATAAAAAAGATACTGAAGATAGTAAAAACAGTAAAAATAAAATAGATCCTAAAAAAGATCCTTTTGACGCGCCTTTTACATTTGATGAATATGGCGAAATAGAATCTTTTGAAGAAGCAGAAGCAAGATTAAAAGAAATACTTTCTGTACCAGTACAAAGAATTAAAAACATTATTGCTAATGGTAATGCATTAGGAGTTTTTTTTAATAGTGCTATTGGTTTAAAAGATAGAATTGGGAAATCTGTAAAATACCACGAAGCTTTTCATGCAGTATTTAGAATGTATTTAGATAATACAGAAATTAATAAGTATTTAAAACTTGCAAAAGAAAAGTATGCTAAACCTACTCAAGAAGAATTAGATAGACTAGGGAAATTAATAAGAACAGAATTAAAAAAAGACCATGGACTATCTAAAGAAGAATTAGAAGATTTGTGGTATGAAGAAAAAATGGCAGATGAATTTTCAAATTATTCTGTTAAAAAAGATAATGCAACAGGTTTGCAAAAGTTATTTAATCTTTTATTAGATTTTATTGATAAGTTTTTAAATTCTGATTTAGAAACATTATTTAAAGAAATTTATGAAGGTAAATTTAAAACGGCATTACAAAAAAATAACAGCCTTAAAAGAAATAATCCTGCATTTAAAGTTTTATCTTACAAAGATGGAGATTCGTTTAAATTTTTAAATAACAAGCTAACTAGTATAATTATAGGTAATATTGCTGAAAATATTTTTAATAGAAATAAAACTGTTTATGATGACAAAGTATTTGAAATAGCTATGCAAAAAACTTTAGATAGTTTAGACCCAAATCAATATGCTGCAGATGTAGATGCATTTGAATTGCTTGGAGCTATTAACAAGTTTGACAATATTAGAGTAGTAGTAGAAAATAATATAGAAGAACTTCAAAAAGAAGTACAATCTAGACTAAATTTATATTCTATAGAAGCTATTAAAGAAAATGAGGATATTGAAGAGGTTTTAGAAGGCATAGAAGAAAACTCAGATTTTTCTAGATTTTCAAAATCTATATGGGAAACAGGTGGATGGGCTACTAATTCTAAAAGAATAAAATCTTATTTTGGCTTTACTAAAGTGTATACGGATATTTATAATTTAAATATACCCAATAAGCCTGAATACTATTTAAACGCTGACCCAATAGCTTTTTATCAGTATTTAGAAAGAAATTTAGCCAATACTAAGTACGAAGAGGTATTTAAAAAAATACAAGATATGGCAGCTGTTGACCAAGATATTGCTGCTATGTATAAAAAAATGGTTAATGACATAGCAAAAGAATCTGGTCTAGAAAGAATATTTGTTAATGATTTATTGTATCGTGGTGAATACGAGTCTTTAATAGATTCTCCATTATTTAATGATATGTTAAATAGTTTTTATAAAATAAAAGGTAATTTTTACATTTCGCAATTAGATGCAAATACAGGAGAAACTACTTTTTTTAATGCTAATGAAAATGGAGCAGATAAAACTATAGTACAAAATTGGGCAAATGCTTTTAGTAATTTAGACATTAAAGCTAAAAACAAAAAGAAATATTTAATAGGAATTATTGATACAATTTCTTCTAATTTAATAGTAGATAAAAATTTAGACAGTCCTACAGCGTTTAATCAAAAAGCTGATATATTACACAATCTTTTTAAAGAGTTGGGAGTAACTTTAAGCAGAGATTACATTATTTGGAATCTTTTGCATTATAATAAAGATTTAAATTATTTACCTGAATTTTATAATGCTTACAGTACTGCAGAGCCTTTTACTAATATAGGTGGAAATAATTTATTTATTACTTTAAGTTCTTTTATTCGTAACTATTACGATGAAAAAGATTCTTTGGGTTTATTTTCTACTAAAGCAATAAAAGACAAAGAAGAGTCTGTTATTAGTATATTTAGAAAAGTAGCTAAAAATACTATTTTATTTGATAAATCAGTCACTGAGTCTACTTTTACAAATGGAGAAAATAAGCAAATATTTGATAAGATTTATCCTTCTTATTTATTTGAAACTTTAAATTATTATTCTAAGCTTACTGTGTCTGAATTAGAATCTTTAAAAAACATAATTCATACTCAAGATAGAAAGTCTTTAGTATTGTTTTATAAAAAATCTTTAAATAGATACATTGGAAACTATGAGTCTATAATGTTATTAGAAATGTTGACTTCTAATCCTATGTTTGAAGAAGATGCTCATTTTTTACAATTTAAATTTTCTAATATGCAGCATGCAATTCATGATGCATTTAAAGAAAAAGACGCTAAAAACCTATTTAAAAGGACTAATATAGCCAAATCATTTAAAAAGTTAGATAATATTGCAACAGAGTTATTTTCAATGGGGGCTTACTCTCAAGAAGAAAATAGGGTTTATATTGACAGAAATAAAAAACCCCATAACATAAAGTTTTCTTGGATACATTTAGGACAAAATGAAGGTAAATCTACTACTATTTCAGTATTAATGCCAATAATAAATGGTATATCTAATTTAAAAGAAGGAACAGCTATAGAAGATTTAAATTCTTTATTCGGCCACGAAATTAGAAGTATTAATAGAGTTAAACAAGAAATAAAAGAAATTAATGATAATGGTGTACAGGCTTTTATTGCTTCTGGTAAAAATTATTCAGAAGCTTATCACGGTAAAATAGAAGATGGAAAAATAAAAGAAAGTACTTCTAGAGGATTAAAAGCATTTAATATGCCTGCAATTTTTGAACAACTATCTTCAGATTACAATTTAACTGATTTACTTGATAATGGAAATACAGTGGAACAAGAATTAACTAATTTTTTAGAAAATGAGTTTAACTTATACAAAGAATTTTTAACTGAAAACAATTTACTAACTGGAACTAAATCTGATTATATTCCTGGGTATTTTAGGGGAGATAATAAAGAAATAAATATTTCAAAACTTAAAGATTATTTTATAAATGATTATTTGAATACTTTTAAAATGAATCTTATTTTTCATGGTAATTTTGCAGCTAATTTTAAAAGTTATGATGATGTAATTAAAAGAAATGCAAGAATTATAGCTAATGGCCCGTCTGTAAGAAGAAAAAAAATCAAACTAGCTATATTAAAATCTAAAAAAGAATTAATATCTGAATTTGAATCTTATAGAACTGGAGTAGATAAAGGAGTAATTGATTCTGATGAAAATAAAGAAATAGATAGTACTGATGGTCAAACTATTGGTACAACTCAATTTACAATACATTATTTAAAATCTATGGGTAAAGTTACTAAAGAAGTAAGCGATATACTTTCTAAAATAGAAAGAGGAATAGATTTAATAGAGCCTGTTACTGAATCAGAATTAAAAATATTAGAAAAAAACAATGCTACTTTACAACCTAAAAAAATTGTGCAAGGAGATATGTTTAGTTATATTAAAACATCATTACATACTTTAACTTTTTCTCAAGTTGCAAAATTAAGAGCTGAATATAATAATTCTTCTGACGGGTTAACAGCTATTAGTGTTATTAACAGGGCTTTTAAATTTGGAGATTACAATCAATTATTTGAAGAAATATTTGAACCAATAGAAGGAAAAGAAGAGTTATTTGCTTTATTACAAGAAATGTATACAAATAAAGTAGATATTGTTGCATTTGATTCTGCTGTCAAAACTTTTAAATCAAATGTAAATGACAATTTAGAACTAGAAAGTACTATTTATGGTATGGATAATTCTAGTTATTACATTAATTACATTCAGTTTATAGATGGTAATACAATGAGAGAACAAGTAAATACAGATGGATTTAAAGAAGAAGTACCTCATGGTGTTCAACTACAACAATTAATTTCGTCTGAGCAACTTGCTTTAGTAGCTTATTTTATGGATAATAAGTTAGATATGGATCAATTAGTAGATGCTTACCAATCTTTATTAATGAGTAGAATAGAAAATGGCTTAGAAAAAAAGCTACTTCCTAGGTTATTTACTTTAGCTCCTAATGGTAAACTTAGTGAAACAGCGTGGGATGATTTAATGGCTTACATGAAATCTGCTGTTTCTGATTCTTCTGATGATCCTTATATAAATATTTTATTTTCTGATCTACAAGATAGAGAGCCTGAATTTAGTTTAGATTTTCCAGTTATACAAAGAAAATTTCAAGCTTTGTATTTAGCCTATGTAAGTAAAAAAGTACTAACTCACAAAGTTAAAGGGAATAAATATACATTAGTTTCTGATTATGGAATTAATTTACCTAGATATACTATAAAAATAGCCGATAGTTTAGGACAACTTGATTTAACCAACATTTCTTCAGAAGAACTTAGTACTTATATTCAGTCTAAAAATAATTCAGGAATATATAAAGTATTAGATTCTGCAGAAGGTTCTACAGGAGTTGTACAACACAGACTTAGACATAGAGTTTGGGATAAGCAAGCTAAGCATTATTATTCTGAAGCAATAGTATCTGAAAAAGTTTTAAATAAATTAAAACTTAAAAAAGGAGACATTATTCGCCCAGAACTATTAAAACAATTAGGACTAAGAATACCAACACAAGATAAACATTCAATGGTGGTTTTAAAAATTGTAGGTACTGTCCCAGGGTATATGGGTAATATAATACATTTGCCTTATGAAATTATAAAATTATCAGGTGCGGATTTTGACGTAGATGCTCTTTATTCAAGGGCTTTTTATTATTTTCAAAATGAAAATCAAAGTCAAGTTATTTTTGGAGATTACTTAGAAAGTAAAACTCCTAATGAAACTGCTTATGAAGAATTTCTTATGAGTTTTCATACTGACAATTCTAAGTATGGTAAATACGCCGAGTCTTACTCTAAATATAAAACAGAAGCGCAAAATTTTGCTAAAATAAAAGAATTTGCTTTAGCTAATAATTTTCTTTCTTTTGATGAATTTGTAAAAAAGTATGGTAAACAAATTAAAAATAATGTAAAAAAGTCTAAATTATCTCCAAAAGAAATTAACCCACTAACTTTAGAAGAAACAAATAATTTATTACTTAGACTGGAAATGCAGTTTGTAAACAACGATGGTAATAAAGATATAGCAGCTACTCCTGCTTCTATGGCCACTATTAAAGCAACAAATGATTTATTTAGTAAAATAGAAAAATTAACTAATGTTTTTTCAAGACACAACAAAGTAAATAGTAAAAAAACCATACAAACAGGACAGAATAATATTGGTCCATCAGCTGTGTTTAATACTTTGTTTCAACAACTAGTTAAATATAATATAGAAACAGAGTCATATTTTGGTTTATCTTCTTTTAAATCTTTTCTTGGCGAAACTGGTGATAGAATAAATAACATGATTTCTGAGATTATTAGTTCTATGGTAGATAATGCAAAAGAACAAGATGCAGCTAAATATAATTTAACTTTGGAAACTATGACTCCTGTATTAACCTTAATAGGTATAGGTATGGATCCTGAACGAGTATTGCTTTTAGCCAAACAACCTGCTGTTAAATTTATTATTAAATATTTTGATTTTGAAAGTTCTCCTTTAAATAATAATATTAAAAAGGAAATGAAGAAAGTTAAAAACGATAAAAATAAGCTTTTAAATTATTTATTAACAGAGTTTAAAAAAGAAAATAATTTAGATCCAGATTTAAAGATTGATTCAACAATGCCTTCAAACGAGGTTTTAATAGAAAATACTATTAAAGTAACAAATTATGCTTCGCAATTGTTTATATTGTCAGAGTTTGTAAGATTAGTAGATTATTCTAAACAACTAGTAAGTGCTACTAGGTTAACTGGCTTAACTAAAGGCTTTAAATCCTCTTTTGATGAAGTAACTGTTGAGGAAGATTTAAAAAATTTAAAATTAAAAATTGTAGGGGAAGGGCATAAAATTAAAAATTACGAAATTGTTAATAGTAGTGATAGCGCAAGTGATTTTTTACCTTTATTTAAAGATAGTTTACTTAAAACTAAAGTAATTGCTGGGCATATTATGATTAAAGTTTCTGATAGTTTCTTTTTATCATTATCTAGCCCTTATGTAGAAATACAAAAAGAAATGGCTAAAGGATTGAAAGCCAATTCTCTAGAATATAAAGATACAAAATACGCTATAAATGAGGCTATTGTAGCTCGTTTAATGACTTATATTCATAATTCTCCAATAGACCCTAGTATATTGTTTGATGAGTCTATTTTTGAGGCTTATAAAAACCTAAAAAAATATTTTCCTGAAAATAAATTTATTCAAGATTTAATTTTAGAAGATATAGAATTTAAAAAAACCAATGGTAGAGTTTTTAAAAATTTAAAAGTAAATTCTTGGGTTAGTTCTAATCCTTCTTACATAGCTGAAATGTTGTCTTCTTTTGAAGAACTATATAATATGTTAAATGAAAAAGGGAATTTTACAAATTTAACTTTATTAATGCGGTATTTAACAGCCAGAAATGGTTTAACATTTCAAAATGGAAGTTTTATAAAATTTATATCTCCTACTAAATTTAAACCTTATCATAAAAGATTAAAAAGCATTAGACTTAATATGTCTGAGTTAAATTATGACGAATCAAAAGTTGAAGAAATAATAGGAATGTCATTAAATCAATTTAAATACGAATCTTCTTATATTTTTAGCGTAGATAAACAAAATGAATTTTTATTGGCTTTTAATAATACAGACAAAAACCCAATTAGTAGTAGTCTTGAAAATCCAGTAGTTAGAACTAAAGACAAAGAAATAGTGACTCTTAACTCTAGTTATACTATAGACTTTAATAAAAAAGCTAGCGAAACTGAAGAAGAAAAAAACAAAAGAATAGCGGAAGCTAAATCTGATAATTTTAATAAAATTCAATTTTATACTAATGTAGACACAAGCATTGTTAATAAAAGAAAAAAGCTAAACAATCCTGCAATTATAAAATTAGGCAAATCATCTCTTTATAAATTAGTTAGAACTTCTGAATATGTATCTAAAACTGATGGTGGCCCTGCTTTTTTAGTTAGAGATTTTGTAAGCAAAACTCAAATTACTTATAAATCTAAAGACAGCACTAGTATTGAAATAATTATTGCTACTGGTAAAATAATTAAAGAAGAAGCACTAGATTATGTAATGACTTCAGATTTAAGTGAGTACAAAAAAGTAAATTCATTTAATTATGGCTCAGTAATAAATCCATATGCTTGGGCAGTAGAAGATGTAGAATTTTATGCAAAACCTTTAGTAGAAAAAGAAACAGAAGAAGAAGAAAATACTTCTACCTTTTCTACAAAATTAGAAGGAATATCATTGGGCTTAGATTTAAATATAGATTATATTGAGCCCAAGGAAAGTAAAAACAAACCTATAGAAGGTAAATCATTTATAAATCAAATAACAAAACAAGAAAGAATAAAAATTATTCTTTTGATAAATAATGCAAATGTTAATGAAAAAATATCTTATGAAGATGCTTTTGAAATTTTTGCAGTAGAAGGAATGGTAGCTTTAAAAGAAAGAATAGAAAACTGTAAATAATAATATGAACTGTATAAACACAAAACACCCAGAATTTGTAAATTTAGTAGAAAACTCAGACATAGGACCATTTGTTTTAGAGTTTGTTGTATCTGCTTGGCAAAAAGATAACAATAGCAGTAATTTTCCAAATTTAGAAGAAGTTAAAATAGCGTATACTAAATGGCAAAATAAAAAACCAAATAAAGCAGAAGCCACTGATAAAGAAACTACTATAAACATATATGCAGGAACTAATGAAAATGCTGAATTACAAGAATCTATAACTCCAGAACAAAACAAAAATACAGTAAAAACTTCTTCTATGCATCCTGAGTCTTTTAATAGTCAAATGACTATGGAGAATGGTGTATTTAATAAAGAAGAAATTAAAAGAAAATTACAAAAAGAAGGAAGTGAAATTACAAATTTCTTATTAGACTTGCTTTTTAAACACATTGGAGATGATTTAACAGTAGAAGTAGTAGATACTTTAATAGGCAATAATGGTAAATATAATTCTGAAAATAACACTATCGTTGTTAGCAAGCAAAGTCCTAATATTGAAGGTTCTTTAGTTCATGAATTGTTGCATGCTGCTACTGTTAAAATGGTAACAGCTTATAGAATGGGTATTCTTAGTTCTTCAGAAACACAAGCAATGGTTAATTTAGAAGCACTGCATAAAGTGTATAAAAGAAACTTTAGAAATGACGGTACTCAAGCCACAGAAAGCTTAGAAGAATTTATTACAGGTGTTTTTACTAATGCTAAAGTTCAAAAAAATGCAGACAGTATAAAGTATAAAGGAGATAGAAAAACATTGCTTGAAAAGTTTTTTTTACAAATGATGTCTTTTTTTGGATTTAATTCTAATAGTAACACAGTATTGTCTAGTAGTACTTATAACATTATTTTTCTTTTAGATGGTATTAAAACTGATTTAAGTAATATACATTCTTTGGGAATATACGATGAATTAACTCAAGACCAACGCGATATTTTAACATTTCAATACGCTGGTAAAACTATTGAAGCAAAAGAGGCTGCTGAAAAATTATTAATTGAAAGTGCTAAATACGAACTTTCAGATAATGGAAAAACCTATATAGATAATAAAGGTATAAAATATATAAGAGTAGGAGATTGGTATCAAAAAGAAGAGGGGTATTCTTTTACTGGAGACAAAGCTAATTATGAAAAAAATAGAACTTGGGGAAACCAAATAGATTTAATTTTAACAGGTATTTTGTTAAATAAATCTTTAGCAGACATATCTGAAGAAATAGATGATTTACTTATATCTATGCCTTTTGTAGAAGATTCTTACAAATTAAATGGCGAAATATTGGCCGAAGTTTATGATTATTTTAATAACTGGGTAACTACTAAAAAAGCAGAAGGGTATATTATACTTCCTCAAATAACAGTAGGAAATAAAAACCCTTTAAATGATGACGTTAAAAAATCTGTTGCAGGTACTTTAGATGTCATTTTAATAGACAAAATAGGTAAAGTAGATATTGTAGATTTAAAATCTAGTATTCATTCTGTATATGCTAGCAAATACAAACAAAATTATGGAGAAAGTAAATCCACTAGAGATAGGCATTCAATGCAATTAGGTGCTTATAAAGGAATATTATATTCTAAAAATATTGAAATAGGACAAACTTTTATATTACCAGTCAAATTAAATCAAGCGGTAGATCCTTTAACTGGTGACAATATGGACGAAATAGAAGGAGTAGTATTTGAAGAAATGATGCCTATTATTCCCAATAAAGACGCAATTAAAAGATTATCAAAAGATGGATTAGCTACTTCTTCTTATAACGAAAACAAAGGGTATGATAGTTTATTAGATTCTATAATGACACTATTAAAAGAAAAAATAATAGAATTAAAAAACAATGGAAATAAAACTTTTTATATTGAATCTTTGCAAGAAGAATTGTCAAAAAAAGAACCTATTTTAGCTATTGAGCATTTTATTAATGATACATATATTCAATATTATGGGCCAGATAATAAAAAGTTTTCTGGGTATTTAGAAAGAATGGTTTATATATCTAAAAATAGTAAATTAACCGAAGCTGAGAAGTTAGTACAATTAGAAGAAATACAAGATATTGTTTTAATGTATGAACGTACTTTAAAACAATTGGAAATTGATTACAGCTATATGATTATAGATGGAAAAATAACTGCAAATGCTAAAGATTATTCAACCATAGATAATTTAAATAAATTAATAACTGAATATCGCACTATAGGATTAAAACTTAATAGAATTCTTTCGCCAATTCAAGCTAAAATTTTAGCTGATTCTACTAGACAAGGTGTTGACCCAGCAATTAAAGAACAAATAACTAAAATGGAGTTAATATTAAAGCAATCAAAAGCAGCGCATGACAGTGCTATAAAAGAAGGCAAATTAGCTGTTATTTTAAATAGACAAAAAAGTAAAATAGAGGTATTACAAGAAAATATTTCTAGATTAAAAAATGCTTCTGCTTTGGGAGAAAAAGATTTTTTAAAAGATTTAAACGATGGAGCAAGAGAAGATATAAGTTTTGTTGAGTTTTGGTTTCGTCCTTTTATATCTAGTTCTAATAAAATAGTAGCAACAGTTGCAAGAAAAATAAAGTCTGAATTTGAAAAAGCCAGATTATCTTCTTGGAATGAGTCTTTAATATTTGCTGAAGCATTTGAAAGATATAAAAAAGCTAGTAATGACTCTCAAGATGATGTAGAAAAATTTAATAGAAGATTTTATAAAACTGTAAAAATTCCAAATGGAGAAAAGAGCGCAAAAGAAACTTATATACTTAACAGTGATATAAATTGGACTGCTTATCAAGATGCTTTAATAGAAGCACAACAGCAAACTAAAAATATGGATTTTAAACAAGCTCGTAAGCATATGAGTGAGTGGTATAAAATGAATACTAAAACTTTACAAAAAGAAACTATTTATGCTACTAATCCTATAACAGGTGAAAAAACTGTTTATATTAAAGGTATGGATCAGTTAATTGAAGAAAAAAAGCAAAATTCAACAGAAAAAGAATTTGATTATTGGTTGGCTAAGTCTAAAAATAATGGGGCTTTTTCTTTGCCTGCTGACGTTTATTCAAATGTTATGAATCTTAATGCAGCAGAACAAGAATACTATGATACTTTGTTGTATTATCTGTTTAGAGGTAATAATGAACTGCCTAATCAAGGCCTATTGTATAAAATGCAAATACCTTCCATAACTAAAAATTCAAACGATAGGGTTAGGCGGAATGGAATTAAAAATTATTTTGAATACAATTATAGTAATTCTTATGAAGAGGTTGCTGAAGACATTGATATATACGGAGAAAAAAACTTTGCTATTCCTATTATGTATAGACAATCAATGCCTATTGCAGATGTATCTTTAGATTTAGGAGCTTCTATTATGAGATTTTTTGATGCTTCTGAAAAATACAAAATTAAAAAAGGAATGCTTTCATTATTAAAATCTGTACATAATAATGTTAAAGCTTCTAAACCAGGCATGTCTACTGAAAGAGGCCTAGTTAAAGACTGGATTGCTAAACAAGTCCAAGTAGATAAAACTCAAACTAAAAATAATGGTGGTTATATAGCAGATGCTATAGAACAAATGATTAATATACATATTTATGGAAAAAATACTGAAAAAGCGCAATATGGAAAAATAGATGCTAACAAAGTAACTGACGCTGTAATGGGACTTCAATCTTTAACTACTATTGCTGCTAATCCTTTACTATCTTTAGCTAACTCGTTAATGGGTAATGTATCTAATTTAATAGAAGCTGCTGCAGGTAAACATTTTACTATTAGTAATTGGACTAAATCTTTAGCAATATATTTTTCTAGTGAAGTAGATTTTATGACTGATTTTAATAATCCTGTTAATAAAAGCAAAATGGGGCAATTATTAGATGTTTATGATTCTATACAAGGAGATTTTTCTGATAGATTTGGTAGAAAAATGACTATGAGTGCAGCTAGAAAAGCTTTTTCTTCTGATACATTATTTTATTTACAGCACAAAACTGAGCATCAAATTCAATCTACTGCTTTAATAGCAAAACTATTAAATACCAAAGTTACTATAAATGGAGTAGAATCCACATTATACGATGCTTACGAATTAAAAAATGGAAAGCTAAGTATAAAAAATGGTACTATGCATAAAGGAATTGATATTTCTAATCAAGTAATGATTATCTCTGTACAAGAAGATATGCATTCTATTAATAAAGATTTACAAGGGGTGTATAACTCTTTTGATAAACCATTAGTAGAAAAATATTGGTGGGGAAGATTGTTAATGATGTATCGTAAGTTTATTGTTCCTGGAGTTATTAGAAGATTTGGTAATATGCGAGTTGATATTGAATCAAACGAATTAAAAGAAGGTACTTACAAAACTTTTTTAAGATTATTTTTTAATGAGTTTAAAGAACTAGGAAAATTTATAACTCCAGGAATGGAGTCAGAAACCTTAACTCAACTTGAAAAAGAAAATGTTAGAAGAACTTTAATGGATTTAGGTATAATGATAGTTTTAGTATTTTTATGTGCAATATTAAAAGCAGCAGCTGCCGGTGATGATGATGATGATTGGTTATATTGGGTTTATTATCCTGTATACAGACTAAGAGCAGAATTAATGTTTTTTATTAATCCTTTAGATGGCGCAAGAGTATTTAAAACTCCTACAATAGCGTATTCCTTACTAGAAAAAATATTAAGAGTTTTTGCGCAATTATTTGACCCTTTTGAAGCTTTTCAAAGAGACCAAGGATTGGCTGAAAAGGGAGATTACAAACTTCCATATAGAATGTTAAATGTTATAGGTGCAAACGGAAGAAGATTTGATCCAGAAGAAGCTTTAAAATTGCTAAAAATGCAAACAAATTAACACAAGCTAAGTATAAAAAAAGGAGTTATTTATTAACTCCTTTTTATATTTATTACCATTGAATTGTATCCGAAGCTTGCAAATAAAAATTATTTCCAAAATAATGGATAGTATGCGTAAACTCTCTCGCAGCGAGGCCTACTTCTAAAGTAACACGTGCTTTTAAAGTATTTTTTTTCCAATAGACCGATCCTGACATCAGAAAACCAAAAGACTTATCTTCGACAAAACCTGAAAATAAATTTATTAGGTCATATTTTTCTTCTTTGCTTATTTTATTAATAATCCTGTAATATAGATTTAAGTGGGGTAATTCTGCATCTATTGAATCAAAATAACCAATAGGCAATTCAACTGAATCTTCTTGCAATATATTTAATGTATCTGCTATCATAATTTTTTAAATTTATTTAAAGAATATTTTTTAAAGTCTTTTTTTACATTGTACCATAATTGGTCATAATTATGCCCACTACTAGTAAAACTAGTAAAATCTTTTTTATTTGTAATTTCGACTATAAATTGTTGTTCATTTAGTAAAAACTCTACATTATAGCCTTCTGCTATTAATTGTTCTTCCATAATAATTTTAAATTTGCCCGCTAAATTTTTTTTCTTTAATATATTGTGCAAATTTACCAAGTTTAAAATTTATTCTTTTTTTAACTTGTATTTTACCAAATATATTTTTTAGTATTTCCATTCTAATTTCTACGTCACCAATTTCGTCAATAACATTTTGTTTAGTAGTTTTTTTGTCTTTTTTAGTTATATATTGTAATAGTGCTGTTTGTAACTCAGATAGTTCTTCTAGAACTTTTATTAATTGATAATCTGGATTATTGTTTTTAATTATACTATTTATAATTTTTTTATTTGCTTTATTCATTTTTTTAATTGTTTTAATATAGAATTTCTAGAAATATATTAACTATTTTGTCTTCCTTTTGATTTTGAGTATAAATTTTTAACAAAATCGCTTTGCCAATATTTTTTTGTATTTATATCCATAATTGATAATTTACCCTCAAATCCACCTCCTGTATCCATATTCCATACGTTACACCTATTCATAGGAACAATAATAGAACCATTTTTAGGTTGTGCTTCTTGTTGATATTCTTTTAAATGCGGTTTAATTTTGTGAAAAGTAGTAGTAGAATGCCCTATAAATACTTCCTCATGCTTATACATTCTATATGGATTAGGCCTATAATATTGATCATAATCAGGGTGTGATTTTTTTGGTACTAAATTATCTAAAGCAACAGCTAATTCCCACATATCTCTATCCCAATAATAATCAGAATAATACACTTCGTGACCTAAACCTTCTTTAGATTTAAACCCTCCATGTACAAATCCTCTATTTTCATCATCTATATAATAGTTAATTAATGATTTGTAAAAATCTTTATGAGTATTTTTTACCATAAATCCTGTTTCAATGTAAGAATCAATTGTAGCATTTCCACCTTGTTGTTTCCACATATGAGTACTTTTGCCATCAATTAACCAGTCTTTTGTCCATTCATCGTGATTACCTTTAATAAAAATAATTTTAGGATTTTCTAATTTCATGTTTATTAAATATTCAATTAATTGTGCTGTTTCTGGCCACCCATCAGAATAATCTCCTAGAAAAATAAGTTTATCATTTTTTGGATTATAACTACATCTTTCTAAACATTGTATGAGGGCCCTTAAGCCCCCATGAATGTCTCCAATACATAAAATTCTTGTCATAAAAGTGAAATTATAATACCAATAAAAATACCATGAAATAGGCCATTTAATATAAGTATGCCGATATTGTAATTTGCTAATTTTTTAAAATTATTTATTTTATTTTTAAATAAATAATATAAGCCGTAAATAGGAATAAATGATTGTAAAATTTCTGTTTTTTTCATAATTTTTTGTTTTATTTTCCTGTACTTCCAAAGCCACCTTTTCTATTGCTTTTTGTTATTGGTAGTTTATCAACAATTTCAATTTCTGTAGGTATTACTTTCGATAAAAATATTTGACCTATTCTATCTCCTTCTTTAAAAGGGAATTTTTCGTAAACTAACATGTTTTTGTTTTTAAACCAATTCATTAAATTTATATTTATTGGTAATCCAGTAAATCTAAATTGATACTCATTAGTGTAATCTTCTTCTCCAATTCCAAAATGATTTCCTAATATCCAATTAGTGTTTGATAAGCTACTTCTTGGTATTAAGCAAATTTTATATCCAGTTGGAGGTTTCATATTTAAATTAGTATAGCAAATATATTTATTTTCTGCTATTTTTTCTACTTCTGTACAAAATACATCAAATGCAGCAGCTTTATCAGTCGCCATTTTTGGGTATTTATTGTTTTCTTTTTTCTTTATTAATAATTTCATAGTTATATTTTCTTTTTTTTCTTTCAAAATTTTATTAAATTTATCATTTTAACCACATTTTGAATGCCCACAATTTTTACATTTTGAACATCCTTCTTCAAATATTACACTAGCAGAATTACATTCTTCACAGTTAACTGTTGATTTTGTTCCTTCTGGAATGTATTTTTTTAATACTCTAGCCAAAGATTTAGTAAATGACATTATTTCTCCATCAGATTTTTTAAGTTGCTCTACAATAAATTTAATATCAGTACCATGTCTTAATGAAGTACTAACTAATCTTGTAATTGTAGCTTGTTCATCTGTCATAAAACTACTAATATCATAGTTAATGTCATTTTGTTTAAAAAAATATTGCCCTTTATTTTTTTTATAAATAATGCCAGAACCAAAATAATTGTTTTCAGATTCATCTATAAAAACTTCATAAGGCTTATTGTTTAATAATCCAATGATAATTTTATAGGCTACATCTTTAGTAGTACTTAAAAACACTTCTGCTTCTAATTCTCTAGGTCTTTTAGTTGCATCTTTATAATTAAAAATACTGTCTTTTTTAGAGTTTTCTGAAACTAAAACACCAGTTCTACAACCATCTCTATATACAGTTACACCTTTAACCTTTTGTTTCCAAGACTCAATATAAATCTTAGCTACTTCTTCTTTAGTCACTGTACTGGGCAAGTTAATAGTACTTGAAATACTGTGTGTTGTATATTTTTGAATAATAGCTTGTATTTCTACTCTATTAATCCAGTTAATATCATTAGCTGTACTACCAAACCATGGTGACATTTTAAAATACATTTCTAACTTTTCCTTATCTAATTTACTTATATCAGGATCTTGCCCAATTTTATCTAATTGTATCAAAGTCCATTGTTCAAACTTAGAATGTAATATTGGATATTCCATCCAATTATCTCCATTCTGGTCTGTAAAATCAACTCTTACACCTTCTTCTCCTGGATTAACTTTCTTTCTTCTCATATAAAATGGAGAAAATAAAGGCTCAAGTCCAGAAGTAGTTTGTGTAAGAATGCTTACGCTGCCTGTTGGGGCGCATCTGTTATGTATGCCGTTTAAACATACTCTCAAAGTTTCCTCTGAGTATCGGACTATATCACCTCCCTTATATCTTCATAAGGGAGTTGGATTTTCGTGGAAGGGATTATTGTTAGGCTCACCCTTCTAGTCTCTGAACCTCCTAAACTCTTTTAACCTAAGTTTAGCTTGGCTGCTGATTAGCATTTTTTGTTATTTTTTTACATAAGGAAATAAAATAATCTTGATCATATATATTCTTCATTATATTAACATGTCTATGTACCCATTGTACATTTCCTTTAATATAGCCTTTAGAGCTATCTATTCTATCTAAAGAAGCATTCCATTCACTATAATCTAAATTATTAGAGTTATTCATGGGAACATTTGTTCCTTTAGTTAGAAAGATAGGTATTCCTGATAATTTACATTTATGATTTTGTTTAATCATTAATTTCCATAAATTTTCAGTAGTCATATACTTCTTATCCCATTCTTTATTCCTACTATCACAACCTACTTTAATTCTATACAATTGTGTTTTAGTTAAGTCACCAGTTCCTTGGTGTCCTACAGAATAACCTTTGTGGGCTATTATTTTATTTTTTACATTTACTAAGTATTTTTCTTTATTGCTACATGCTCTGCATTTTTTTGAGTCACTCTTTAACGAATCTACTCTTTTTAAATGCTCTGTATCACATAAAGTGCATACTACTTTTAAATGTCCTCTATGGTGGTTATTATTTTTATTTTTCACCATATGAACCTCATTAGATATTACTTTGTAATATCCAAATATTTGACCTTTTTTTATTTCTATTCTTTTACCCATAGGAGCAAAGATACAAAAAAATAATTTAAAAACCAAATTTTATAAGATTTATTATTAACAAATTTTAGCCTTCCAGCAATTTATCCAATTTTTCAATACTCATTGCTGAGTAAAGCCGCCATTGACGGTATTCCAACTTACATTTCTTCTTCCAAATACATCCATTCTTCTACATTGCTCAGGAAATTCATCTAAAAGCATTTGATAAAAATCATTACATCCTACACCAATATTTACTCCTACAAATTCTAAATTTCTATCCCAACCATCAAAAGGGCCTCTTAGTATTGATAAATCAATAATACAATCAAGTTCTCCTTTCATTTTAGTTTTTACTATAGAATGAATATATTTTTTACCTTTCTCAGAATCGTATTTAACTCCAAGTGCAGCTAAAGTATCTCCTAATGCAGTAAACCCACACCCAGTTCTTCTTCCACTAGCAGCTACTTTTCTTACATTTTGCCACAACTCTAATTCATCTCTTTTTATTTCAAAAGGCTCTGGGTCAGATTCAATTTTAGCAAAAATTTTATCAATATGTTCAAGTTCTAAATCAACTAAATCATCAGCTAACCTTTGTTGTTCATAAGCCATTTGATATAGAAGTTCTGTATCTAGCTCTGCTTTATTTGTAAAAGGATTTTTCACAAAACTAAACAAGTTCAAAGCCATTAATCTACATGCATCATATTCTTGCATAAAAATTTCCCCACAAGGATTGGTTGTTACACCTCTATATTGTGGATAAACTCCATCAGGACTATAATTCCAATGTCTATCAATAAACATTTGACCTGGTTCTGCATTTTCCCAAGCATTTTCACAAATAACATTGTATAGTTCTTTTGCTTTAATCTTTTTTAGATAAAATACCGCATTATCTCTTTTATGGTCTTCTAAATAGACTAATTCATTATAAGGACTTTCTAAGCATTCGTCACTGAAATAACTTAAATCTTGTTCACAAGGAAATCTAAGGATATAATCTTCATCATTCTCAACAGCCTTCATGAAGTCATCTCGTAAGTTGACTGATATGTTTGCTCCTGTAACTTTAGTTCTATCTTTTTTAATATTGACAAAATCAAATACATCTGGATGACGTACATCAATAGTAATCATTAAAGCGCCCCTTCTACCTTTTTGTGCTACTTCTCTTGTAGTGTTACTATATCTTTCCATAAAAGATACAGCACCAGTAGATGAGCCAGCAGCATTACTAACAGATACAGAATTTGGCCTAAGAGTAGAAATATCAATTCCAACTCCGCCTCTTCTTTTCATTAAATTAGCCAGCTGTTGGTCTTTTTGAAGTATTCCTCCATAACTATCATGTGGTTGTCCTACTACAAAACAGTTAGATAAACTGCCTATTTTTGTAGGATGACCTAACATAGACATAATAGAACCTTGTGGTACAATGTATTTAAAATCTTTAAACATATTAAAGATTTTTTCTTCTGTTAAAGGTGTTCTTTGTAAAGCATAATCAGACATAATTTCTAAGTTAAAAGAAGCATCTTCATAATCATTTTTTTCTTTTTTAATATACTTAGATTCTACTTTAGCAAATTCTTTTGCCAATCTTTTGTGCATTTGGTCATAATGCGTTTCAACCTTTGTTGCATATTTTCCTTTCCAAACTGATTTTGCTAAATCATCTCCAGGAAACATTAAATTTTCATCAGTCTTTGTTTCCATTGTTCCTCCTTTTTTGTAAGCCTGTTTTATCAAGAGTTTTTTCTCTTATTATTTGATACTTGCCGCTCCATACACTAGCAGCAAGTTCATCTTTTTTAAAATATTCTAATAATTTACTCATTGTTATTTTTTAATACTGCTTTCAATTTTTACTTTTTAGCTTTTTTACAATATGTTTTTTAATTTCTGGTTTAAATTTTATAAATCCAAAACTATCCATTGCTTCAAAAAACTCACTTAAAGTATATTTTTTACTAACTAGGTTTTCCAACCATTTAAATTTTTTACTTTTTATATCTATCATCAAGTTCTAATTTATTTTCCATCATCCAAGATAAAAACAATGCATTACATTGTATATGCCCTATGTGTGACAATCCAGATTCAGAATCATTATCCTCTCCTTCCATAAAAGCGTCTAAATGCCTTTTTAAACTTTCGCAGATTTCTATTATTGATAGCCCTTTTTGCCAATTATAATTTCCATATTTTTTAGCTCCAAATTCTAATACTCTTACCATTGGAACTAGAGAAGATTGTGGTACTAATCCCCATTTTAATTTATCTGTGTTGAATCTATTTCCTTTATTCATCGTATTTGTTTAAAATAAACTCATTATACATGTAAATTTCTTCTTTAGCAATTGGTTTATCCCATACTTCCCATTCTTCTGGAATAACTTCATTTGTTTTTAATTCTGTAATTTTTCTTAAATCTTCATGTTTATTTAAAATTTTCCATTCTTTTGTAAGTGATCCATCTGTGTCTTTTCTTTGGAAAAAAGTAACTTTGTATTGTTGTGAAAATTCAGAATATTTACCTTTTTTAAATAAATTTAATATTTTTTCAAATTCTTCAGGTATTTTAAATACTACTATAACATCTCCATATCCTTCTGTATCATACAGATCTACATACAAAGGGTGGTGAGACAATTTATCTAAAAAATCATTAAATTTTTCAAAGTTTTTATTATTGTGTTTAAATAAGAGATGTAAGTGATTTTCATATCCCATGTTGTTTAAATTATCATCTAAATAGCAATTAATAATTCCATTTACCAATAAATCTGCTTTTTTTATATTTAACATAGGCATTAAAAACCAATAAGAATTTGTTCTTAGTATTTCTTCTGAATTTCTAACTAATGGAATACTTTTGTTTTTTAATGTGTTAATCATATAAACTTATTTCTATTGTTCCTTTATTTTCAATATAATCTCTGTGGTCTTCATAACCATGTTCGTCATACCAAATTTTATCTAGTATAAGATCATGCCAACCTTTAACAATTTTACCATTAATAGTTCCACCTGTTTTTGATAATTCTAGTGTTTTTTCATTAATAATAAATTTTCTAGGCGTACCTATATAATCAAATTTAGTAGTTTCTATTATGAACATAAAAGGAAGAACAGTATAGTTTTCCAATAAATTTTTAAAATAAATTTTAATGCCCTCTACATAAATACTTGCTTGATAATTATAATTAAACATTCTAATAGATTTGTAAAAACTAATAGTACTGTCGCCAGTAGTTTTAAAATCTATAGGTTGAATAGTTTTTTCTTTGTGATTTACAATTACTTTGTCTAATTTACATTTCATGTCTTCACCTAATACAGTCCAATAAACTTCTAATTGATAAAAAATTTCTTCATTATCTCCTGCAGTTAATTGTGAGTAGTTTTTAGTAAATTTATGACTTTTTAAAGAAGTAACAATCTTTTTACAAGTTTCGTATTCTTCTAAACTTAATACTATTTTTCTATCTTGCATATTAAGCATTTCTAGATAATTCCAAAACTCATCAAAATCAAATTTTTTGATTCTTGCGTCTTTATCCACCATTTTAACAAAAAAATCTATTTCATCCATTACATCTAAACAATATGCAATGTTTGCAAAATCTTTTATATTTTCTGTAATTTGACTAGATTCGCAATAATTTTTAAAAATTGTGTCTGCTAGTAATAATACTTTTCCAGTTGGAAAATTGTTTTTATGTAGATAAACTTGCTTATTAAAGGCTTCTTGGCCTTCTGTAAGCAATATATCTACTGCTGAACCTTTATCGAAATGTCGACCAGGTTTGCTTTTTGTTTTAAATAAAGTAGGATGCGTAGCTAATCTAGAAAGTCTAGAAAAGCTTAGCGCATCTACTTCGTAATAATTATGCTCCATTAAATATGTTATTAACCTCTTCTTCTATTTTTTTCAATTGTTCTTCACTGATTATTTCTTCATATTTGTGAAATTTAGCTAAAATCTTAATAATATCATCAAATTGGAAAGTAACCAAATGATTTTCTTTTTTGTATCCATCTAGTTTGTTAAATACTACTTTAATAAATTTGTGTTCAGGAGCATTGGGAGGGAAATTTAATTTTAAATTCTCTTCCATATTCTTAAACTCTTTATCTGGTTTTATTCTGCTTGCTTGATATCCACTTTTAGCTTGTAATAAATAAGGGATTCCCCACAAATCAAATCCACTGTCATCGTATAATCTTGATGCCTGTCTACTTGTTTTAGTAAAGGAGAATCCCATAGCTCTATATATTTGGGCTAAAAACCTTTCATATGTATTGCCTTTTACTTTGTTTTTGTGTGCCATTATAAAAATAATTCTCTAAATGCATTTTCTTCATATTTGAATTGTTTATCATTTCTTAAAAATGAATCATCAGCGTAATTTCCATTCACAAACAGCTGCATAAAACTATTTGTTCGGTAGTTAATATAATCAATTAAAAAATTAGAAACTTTTTTACCGTAATCAGATTCTTCAAATACTGAAAATATATCAGTAAACATTATTTTTGAATCTTCTTTTAGTATTTTATCTGTATTTTTTTTACTATATTTAATTAGCGCTGAACAGATTAACAACCACAAAACTATTTTTTGGTAGTTCAAGGTTGGTTCATGTAATCTAAATTCAATTGTTTTTCCGTTAGACATAAAAGGTAACATATTTACCCAAAAATATCTGCTTTTGTTATTCCATTTATTTCCTCCTACATCTTGTCCAATAGGGTTTACAAAGTCTAGTATTTTATTATACTTTTCTTCTTCTGTTCCTGCAGAGGATAAATATAAGCCTCTAAGAGGTTTACAATGGTCTTTGGCTTGACCATTTGCCTGCTTTTTAGATGCAAAATAAGTTTCATCTCTTTTATAAGGAGGGACAAAATCAAATATTTCTTGTTGGACTCTATAACATAACCTGTAAAAAGCTATTATTTCTTTTTTAGTTAAATTAAAATTACCAATATGTACATGTAAAGAGCAAAATTTGTCTATTTCGCAGTTTTTAATGGCCACATTACCCATTTGTTGAATGGCTTTAATGCCTATTTCATTTACAAAAGGTACGCTTACATATTCATGTCCTGCAATTGAACCATCTCTTAGTGGTAAAAATCCAGTTTCCCATATATACTTATCTGGTAAAATTCCCGAAGTAGTTTCTAATTCTAAACCAAAAGAATAAGGAGCAATTAAATTATAGACTTTTTTTTGATTTTCAGTAACTTTATCTGTTAAAGAAGTTTGTACAGATTCTATTATTTTTTTAATTAACTGTTTGTTGTGATCTGCCAATGAATAAGGATAACCATAAGTATTTATAAATTCTATTTCTGTTTTAAATAGAAAAATAAATTCAGAATTAGATAAATTTTCTTTTATAAGGTCTGTACTTGCATAATCATTAAAAAATTTTCCAAAAATATAATTAGAACCAATTAATTCAGCTACATCTGAATTTATAACTGGTAAAAAAACAATATTATCTTTATAATTTTTTATAGTTATAAATCCTTTTACATTTTCAATTTCACTTTCTTTAATAAATATTCTAGTAGCATAAAGTGGACTAGGTTCAAAATACCCTGTTTTTATTTTTTTATCTTTAAATGAAACAATTCCTTCAGAAAGTGTAGCCAGTTCTTTTGCTTTTATGTGAATATAACTTCCTGTTGAGTAATTTAAAACTAATTCAGGGGAATTTTCTTCATACCATTCCCCTTTTCCTTTTGCGTATTTTATTGTATTATAAGTTGAATTACTTATAAATATTTTTTTATTTTTCATTATATTATTTCCTCTATAAATTCGTAAGTATTAAAAGCAACTATTGCTGTGCCAAGTTTGTTATAATTTAAAATTCCACTTTCATTTAAGTCTGTTCCAGGACTATAAGTTGTGTGTAATTCTGTAATAATTTGTAAAGCAGAATCAACTTCTGTATTAAATTCTTCGCTTAGTTGATCTGAATAAGCCTGCTCTTGCGCTTTTTTTTCTTCTTCTTCTTTGCTAAGCTTGTTAGTTATTTTTAATTTTTGTCTTTCTAGTATTAAAATATCAGATTTTTTAATTTCTTCTTTTTGTAAACAAGTCAAAGCAACAACCATTCCTTCATCTCCAGAAAAAGATAATTCAACAATATTGCATTGAATTTCATCTTCTAATAATTCTCCATCTGAAGAATAAATATTTAAATTGTCAGAAGAAAGATAATATTGGTCAAAAAAACAAGCTAAAATATCATCAGAAGTATTGAAAAACTCTTTTTTGTCGTTGTAAATATCTATAAATTTAATCAAATCTCCCCAATAAGTAGAAATAAGATTGCCATTATAAAAAGCAAAGTATTTATCACCATAGTCAGGTTTGACCCATCCTTCAATATTCCAAGAGGCTAGTTCTGATAATGATGAAAATCTATATGCTTCTAAAGTAGCTAAATCTATATCAAAAAATCCTGTCATTTTTTTTCCTGCAAGCTTATATTTTAAATTATCAATGTAAATTCTATCTTTACCAGGGTCTTTAAAAACTTGAATCTGATTTGAAAACATGTTAAAATACTGCTCTTTTTTAAGTATTTTTTTTTGTTTTCTAGATAACGTAGACTTGTTTTTAATTATTTCAATATTTTTTTTATCTGAAGAATAATGATTATTAACAATTGTACTTTTTGCTCTATCTTCCCAAGCTTGCCTAAAATCTTCTTCGTCTTCGTAATACGATCTTTTTTGATATCCAACTAAACTTAAGCTTTTTACTTTAATGGTTTTTACTAATTTTTGCGAATTAATAAATTGCCCATTTTGCACAGTAATTAATTCATTTTCTGGTACTTCTCCTATAATTAAATTTGGATTTTCTATTTTTAAAATATTAAAAGGCTCTATCATAGACGAAAAATAAATAAAATTATTTAAATCTTGCATAAAAAATAAAGGTCTTTCTTCTATTTTATATTGACTTGCGCCTTTAAAAATAAACAATTCATTAATATTTTTAGGATTATACCACATCAACGCTGCAGATCCTTCATATGATTTTAGCATTTCTAAATAAGTTTTTGCATTTAAAGATAACAAATAAAGAAATTTTTCTGAATCTGTTTCCATTGCATCTAACTTATTTTTATCTAAATTATATTTTTTTTCTATTAAAATACCATATAATTCATCAATGTTGCTTATAGTGCCGTTATGAACACCAATTAATTTTGTATCAATATCAAAAGGATGAGTATTTTCAATGGTTTTTTTCCCTACTGATGCTTTTCTAGCATGCATAATAATAGTGTTATTTTTACCAGTAAATTCTAAATTGTTTTTTTGTAAATAATCTTTAAATTCATTTGGCCATATACTTTTATATATTTTTCCATTAGTACTATAACCTATTCCTTGACCACCTCTACTGTCATTAAACAACGCCATTAATTTTAACCAAAGTTTATTTGGTTTTTCTTTTCCACAATATCCTATTATTCCACACATATTATCTTGTTTTCCAATTACCTGATTTTACTAATAAGCTATTATTAATGTTACCATTATAAACATAAAGTTTTGCTACTCCAAAAGCAGTTAAAATATTTTCAATATAGTAATTTGCTCCTAATTCCATTTTATCAATTCCTTCTCCAATATTATAATCTGTTACTTTAAATAAATCTACTTCTAAAGTTCTTGTTTTATCTTTAGTTTTTTTAATACCAGGATATGACCCCAAAGAATATAAATTATATCCAGTCAGTATTAAAGTATCTAAAAACTCTAAACCACTTTCAAAGTGCTTATAGTTATATTCTCCTTTTCTTAAAGAGCCATAAACTAAGATTAAATCGTCATTTTTTTTATTCATTTTTAATTGTTTATTGTTACTAAATTAGGCAATTTAATGTTGTATTTGTTAATTAATTTTTCAGCCAATTGTTTGTTAGACGTATTTATACATTCTTGTATTTCTTCTCTATCTGGAAAATCAAAAGTTAAATTGTTGTTTGCAAATTCAAACATTTTGTGTACTTGATTAAATACCCATTTAATTGTTTTTTCATCTGTTAACCAAAAATTAGAAAGAGTTCTATATTCAAAACCATATGGTTTAAATCTACAACAACCAGCTTTACCATACATAGTTCTTCTTTTAGTATCTTCATCCAGTAAAACAGAAGGAACACCTAAAAAATAATCCATTAATCTAATATAAAATTCACTATTATCCATTTCAGGGTTGGGGTATCCTACATGAATATGTCCTCCACAACTCCTTAAGCCTTCTTCTGGATCTGGTTTTTCATTTTCTTCTTGAAGCCAGGCTGAAAAATCAGGTTCACAACCAAATTCTTTTGCTTTTTCACCCTGTAATTTTTCTTTTATAAAGAATTTAGAAGGGCTTACATCTATAAATATATAATCAGGAGTATTTTTTTCAATGTAATTAAACATTTTTTTATGAGCATTAACAAAATCATCTGCTGTTTTAACAGCGGGGATATTGTATTCTACCATAACATTGTCACACAAAATCATATAACCGCCTTTTAAATCTGTAGGATCTTCTTTACTACCTTTAAAGTATTCTTCTGAAGGAATACCAACGCCGTTTTCATTTATTAAAAATAATTCAGGATCAGACCCAATTGTTATTTCGTTTTGATTTATTTTTTCCATGTTTTGTTATAAATTTTTTAAATTATTAATTGTTTTTTAATTCTTCGTCTTTTAACTGGTAATTTTTCCAAATTAAAGAACTACCTTTTTCAAATCCGTCAGTTACCCAATGCTCTCTTTTTATTGTATTTTTTATTTTGTCTCCTCTAAATAACCAATCAAAATACATTGCCCATCTTCCTGCAACGTATTCAGAGGTATTTAAAGTAGGAGCGGTGTTTACTTCTAATGCGTAAGCTTCTCCATCTTTGTACATTACATCTACACCTCCAAAATCTAATTCTACAGCAGCTATGGCTTTTAAAGCTACGTCAAGCACACATTTTAAATTCTGTTCGTCTATAGTAGTCCATTTAACGTAATCAAAAGGATCTGTATCGTTTTGAGCTCTGTTCCAAGCAATATTATTTTCTTTTGGCTTGGATTTCTCCATTACAGCAATTACTTTATTATGTCCCGCATGTATTCTAAATTCCCTAGTTTTATCAATAAATTGAGAATAGTAAAATTTTTTATCATTATGATGCGCAATAAATGCTGCAATAGAATCTAGTACAATAAAATTTCTGCCTTTGCTATGTTCAAAAGGTCTTGCAATAATAGGAAGGTCTGTTGTTAGAATGTTGAAAAGAGTTACTAATTTAGGACAATTTACATTGTTTTTAATAAATAATTCTCTAGAACGTAGTTTGTTAGTAGCATTTTCTAAACCAACAATTTTATTATAAACTATAGAATTTTCCATTTTAATGTTTTCCCTGGTGCCCCACCTAATTAAAATAGAATTTTTTAAGGCTATATTATCAGCTTTATACTCAAATAAATATTTTTTATTTTCTAAATTAACAGCCAGTTTATCTCTATTTTCAAAAACTCTGTAATATTGAGGAACAGTTTTTAATCCAAGTTTTGATTTTTTTATTTTAAAAGGCATTTGTCTTCTTTGTACTAAAACACATTGAGCTGTTCCTTTTGTATGGACTAGTTTTGTAGAAGGTCTTCCATGTTTACCTGTTAATACTATATTTTTAAAATTCATTTTTTTTATATTTATTGTCTTTTATAGGCATTGGCCTAATAATCAATTTTACTTGTTTACTTTTCTACTTTGCGTATATACAATACGCACGTTTCTGGTTCTATATGAGGTACAGAGGTTTTAAAAGAAAGGTCAGCACATTCTTTAGAAAACATTCCTTTATCTTCCATAAAATCTACTAATAAATTTTGTAAATACAAAACTGTTTGGTGTTGTTCTTCTCCATATAAAAATTGAAACTCAGGATGAGATTGAATAGCTAAAGCATTTGTTTTTTTAAAAAACACTATCTCAGGATCACTTTCTACTTTTTTTATTTTAGTGTTGTTATAATGATAATTATTACATAATTGTTTTTCAGCTTCTCCTATAACTAAATAATCTTCTTTAGGCATTTCAAATGGATACATCATTTGGTGATGCGTAGACGTTACTGTTAGTATATTGTTGTCTATTGTTTTTATTTCGTGCGAATTAGGATGATTCATATCTTGAACTAATTTTCCACCAGAACCAGCACAAAGTAATTGTGCACCTCTACAAATACCAATTAATTTTTTATTTTGTGCCAAAGCAGTTCCTAAAACTAAAAATTCTTTTGCATCTCTAGTTAAATCACTGTAAGTTCTTTTATATTTTGGATGACCATAATAAATAGGATCTACATCAGATCCACCAGTAAACATAACTAAATCAGCTTCTTTTAAATTATTAGCAAGGCCCACTCCTAAACTTAAAATCCAATTTGCGTATCCTATAGATCCACCTACTATATATATTTTTTTATTTTCCATTTTTTTAATTTTTGTTTAAAATATTTGATTAGTCCAGACAATTTGAAATTCTGGGCCATTGTTTTCTTTAATTATTTTGTTTGCTTTGCTAAAATTAGATTTACCAAACCAATTATTTCCTCCTAAAAAGGGGTCTCCTGCTTCTAATATATAGTGCTTATTTAAATCAATAAGAGATTTGTATTTTTGCCCAACAGAACCCCATAACATAAAAATTATACCTGAATTATTGTTATTTATAACAGAAATAGTTTCAATTATAAAGTCTGTCCAAAGATTTTTATGAGCAGCCGAAAAATTTAATTCGCACGTAAGTTCAGAATTTAATAATAACACTCCTTGTAACGCTAAATCAGTTAAATTTGCATCTCTTCCAGGAAAAGCATCTTCTCCATACAAATCTAAATCAATTTCTTTGATAATATTACTAGTGGCTATTGGAATATCCATGCTTGTTGGATTTAAACTATTGTAACTATAAGCTAATCCATCGCAAATTATTTCTCCTTTATAAGCTATGTCATATGGAGTATTTCCTATTATTACTATTTTTAAATATTCCCAAGGAGTCAATTTAAAGCAATTAAATAAATTATTAGTGTGTGGTAATATTTGTTTTTTTTGTTGAGCTTTAGTTTTTAAAAAATTTTTAATTTCTTGAAATTCTTTACTCCACAAAAAAGATTTTAATTTATTATACCATCCTAATCCTAATTTATCAATTAAATTTTCTTCTCTTTTTTTGTTAAATTCTATGTAATTATATGTAATCATTACCAATTGTTTTGTTTTCTAAATTCTTCTAATTCTTCTTTGTTATTAATATTTAATGTTAATAACAAATCAGGCCAATTGTAATTATCTTTTCCTTTTTTGGAGTCATAGAAGTCTTTTTTTTGGGCAAATGGACCTTCTTCAGTAAAAGTTATTCTGATTTTTTGCATTTGTTCGCAATGCCACATTCTAAAATACATTCTTTGGTCCTTATTTTCTTTATAATATAATTTCACTTTAAATAATATTCTAAAAAGTTTTTCAGCTGTGCAATAAGGATAGTATGTATTTATTATTTCTAATAAATCATAAAAACTCCTAAAAGAATTATCCCTACATTGCAATTCAGTACATTCTGGGTTTTTATAAGTTTTTTGTGCTTTTGCTCTTTTTGGACCGTAAACATCAGTATGGCAATTATAAAGTAATTTTATAAATTCGCTTATAAGTTTTGGTGGTTTAAATTTTACATAAATCATTTTTTTTTATTTTTATAATTATACCATTTAACAAATTTACAACACACATCAAATAAAGCGTCACTTTCTACACTTATTTCTACTCTTTCATTGCTTATTAAAAGTTTAACAAAGTTTTTACAAATTAATATTGAATGTTCGCCATCATCTATATTATTAATAGTATCAATTACAGGCATAATCCATCCATATTCTTTGTGAAATAGTAAAAACTCACTATTATTTTTAGAAATATAGGCTTTGTCTGATTGAATGTTCATTTTTTTTATATTCCACCAAGAATCGTGAGGGCCATCTGGAAAATGTTGTTCCTCCATAAATTTTGCTAATAAATAGCTGTTAATTATTCTTTTGTTTTTGTTTTTTTCTATAATCATGTTAAAAATTTTTTAAAAGCGTTTTGCCCATATTTAGTTACATATTCAAAAGGATCTTTTACCCCTAATTCAATTGGTATTACTTCGTATGGTAATCCATGCATAAATTCATATTCTTTCATTGCAGTTATTCCTGACTCGTCATTATCAAACATTACAACAATATTATCAAATCTTTTAAATAAAGAATTAATAGTATCTTCAGTTAATATTATATTTTCTGATTGAGGAGCTATTGCAGGTATGCCTAATTCATAAAATACTACTACATCTTTCATAGATTTAGTAATATATAAAATTTTTCCACTTTCTGGAATAAAATCTATTCCTTGTATTAAATCACCTGTGCAATTATTAATCCATTTAAATTTTTTGTTTTTTTCTTTTGGCCTATATCCTTTAATTTTGTTATTAATTGACCAAGAATAAATTGGATTAATTTCAGAATATGTCCACAATTTAATAAAATTATAATACAATGTTTTTACAGAAAAAATTCCAAATTTATTTAAAGTGGTTTTACTTATTCCGCCTTGTTGCCAATAATTTAAATCAGAAATAGTAAAATTTTGAATTATAATCTGTATAAAAGCATTTTTTTTATTTTCTTTATTTTGATAATTTGTATATTCTATTTTTTTTTTAATTGTTTTAGAATTTGTAAAAGTATGGCTTATTCCTAAATGCATACTTTCATTAATTAAAAGCAAACTTTCTAAAAAAGTACTATTTTCCATTATTTGTACAAATTTAAAAACATCTCCTGCGCCATTTTTTGTAATGTTTCCAAAATCATTCCATAATAAAATGCCTGCTTTATTCCAATAAATACCAAAAGAAGGCGTTTTATCTTTTCTACCAGGTAAAGGAGAATTTATCAAAGTTCCTATTTCGTAATCTATTCCTAGAAAATGTCTATATATTTCAGCTTCCGTAGTTTTTTTTAATATATTTTCTTTATTAAGTCCTACTATTTTGCCTCTTGTTTCATATTGCATCATAAGTTTTAATTAATTGTTCAGCTTCTTTAATTTTATTATTTATTATTAGTACTTTAATATTTAACCAATTCGTAGTAACATCAGGTGGAAATAAATTATTAATTGTTTTTGTTTTGCTTAATCTAAATAAAAATACTTTATTATTTTTGGCTGTTGTTTTTATAAAGTCGTAGTCACTTCCTACATTATAAATTGATCTACTGCCAATTGTATATTTATTAGTATAAATAGGGCAATGCCCCATTAAAATAGCTTTGTGCACATCAACACCTAAATCAATAAATTCATAAATTTTTTCTATTGTTTTTTTATTAGTTATTTCATATCTTGCCAATTTAAATAAATATCTAAAATGATAATTATTTACTCCTTTTATGTAATCTTTTTTTACTTGTGCTCCTAGTAGTATACATAAATTTATAAATTTATTTTTATTTTTAAAATTAGGAATTCTAAACCCCAATTTTTTATACATAAAATTATCTCCGCAGTTATTTGTTTTTACATCATAACCAGAAGTAGTTTTAAAAAATCCTCTTAATATCATTTTTTTTAAGTTTAAAAAGAAGGGAGAGAACGTCTCCCTTCTATTATCAATTATTTGTTAATATTAGAATAAATCATCTTCTGAAGATGTGTATCCTTCATCTTTTGTTATTACATTAGTAGTTGGTACAATGTCAAGTCTTTTAATTAACTTATCACTGTTTTTTAATTTTTCGCATCTTTCTTCTAGTGTAGTAAATTCATCTACACTAGCAATAGCACCAAATGGAAATAATACAGGTTTTACCCAAATATTAACTTTACCAGTTTCACTATCTTCAATTGCTACTTCTTCTCCACCAAATATAAAAGAACCTTGAACACTGCGAAGTACTTTTTTTATTGCTTTTGCATATTCTTCATCATTAGTAACTGTATCTAGTGCGTCATCTAATAAAGCCCTTACTCCTAACTTATCTGCTAGCATTATAACTTTGTTTTCTGTGTAAGGCTTAGCTTTTTCACTTAACCACAATCTATCTTCTGCTATTTGCCCTGTACCAAAAGCATGCGCTACTAAATCTTTGACTGGGCTAGTCATATATGTAAACTTTAACCCTTTTGAACCAGTTCCTGCAGTTACAAACTCTACTTCAACAATTTTTGCAATTTGTGTTGTACCTGGAGTTATCCATTTACTTACTATTGTACTTTCTACTACTTCTTTTCCTCTTGTACTATAATTACTCATATATTTTATATATTAAGTTGATTTTTTTAGTTGGTAATCTTCCAACATTTCAAATGTATTAATTTTTTTGTTGCCTCCAGAAAAATTATAAAAAACTGTGCTAACTTACGATTTAGCTGATAAGCTATCAAGCTTTCGATCCATCACGTTAATGGCTAATCTTTTAAATATATTTTATCCCAATGAGTGACAACATTATCATCAATCATTTCAGATAATAATATTTCACCTTGCAGATGTTTACATCTTCCGCCGCTAATTAATAAATCATTATTGCTTTCAAAATTAACAAAAACATTATTTTTTGCATCTCTTGTTAATTTGCCAACAGCATCCACTCTTGATGGAATAATGTTAGCTAATTTTCCAGTTAAATTTAGCTCTTTAGTTGTAATAAATTCATCATTAGCATTGGCTGTTCCTACAAACTTGTCTTTAATATGGCATGAAAACAATACTCCTTTATTGGCACAACTACACATCATTTCAAATAGCTCTAAAAACCATTCTCTGCTGTGTTTATACCCATATCCTTGTGGTATGTCATGTACAGTTTCAAAGTCTTTGTCTGTGTATTTAGCATATGTACCATCATTTCTTCGATTAAACTTTATACCTTGTGGTTTTTTCATATAATTAAATGTACCGCCTATTTCTGACCATTCATCTATTTTAGTTAATGTGTCAAAAATTACGTAATCATATAATTTTTTATCAATTATTTCTACTAATAATTCTCGAAGTTCTTTTGGGTTACTAATGTTTACTTTAACAGCATCATTGTAACTAGCTCCATTATGTTCTAAACTTACTAAAAGAGATTTACCTTCTTTAGTAAATTCAGTTGTAAATTTTGAAAATATAGTAGTTTTTCCTATTTTTGGTGGTCCGTAAACTATTGCTGTAATAGGATTAACAGCTGTTTTTTTTGTTATTTTTGTTGGTAATTCCAAAATTAAATTAATTTTTGTTATTTTTTTCAATTAAAGCGTAAACTTTATTCATTCTTTCGTAATTATTTGCATTGGGCATTTCTTTAAACTTATTTATTGCTCCATCAAAATATAAACCTAAATTCAAACTAGGTCTGCCTATTCTATTTTTAAGTATAATTAAAGATCTAAAATTATCTTTTAATCTAGTTATATCATATCCTAAATAATTAGTAAGTCCATATCTATAAGGAGCAAACAATCCAATAATAACTAATGCGTCTCTTTGTGTTAGTTTATTATCTCCTAAATTGTCTAAACTAGGTTCTAAACGTGCCGCTTTATAGTGTTCTACATTTTCACTAGCTGCTGCTTGTTGCTGAATATTTACAATTGAATATTTCCAATGCTTTGTTATTTGTTTTCTACAATAATCTGCAGACCAACTAGTCATTGTTTTGTGCAAAGAACCTTCATGTTTTTTTTCAGGTTGTAACAATGCTATATGATCTGTAATTACTATTACATATTCATTTTCATTGTTTTGTTTATAGTGAGAATATTTCCAGTTCTCTTTATTTTCTCTTTGCGCTTCATACTCATCGTGAGTAATAAGTCTCCTTTTAGATTCATCGTTAAGTTTTAATTGTGTCCAATAATGTACTCCATTCTCATTGGAATATTGTCTACAATACTTATAAATACCATAAGGATTAGAAACAGAATCAATAATTTCAACTGAATCAAATAATTCTGCAAAATAATCTTTTGCACATTCTATTTTTTCAATAATTTCATCGCTTATTTCTACATCGTACATAGAATTTAATTGTAAAACATCTATATAAATTTTAAAATGTTCAGCTAAATGCGCCACTATTAAAGTATCTACAAATTCTTCTTTAGATTCTTCTAAAGCAAAATATAAAATTTTTAATTTTAAATTAGCTTCTGGATGAGCTTTAATAAAATCATATGGAGTTTTAACAAACATAAATTTTGCTAGCTGAGTTTTTCCAATTCCAGAATTTGCTGTTACAAGATACTGAACTCCTTTCATAATGCCTGGTAAATATTTACTTAATATTGGAAAGTTTTCATAAAAAGGAATACAATTATAACTGCCTTCTTTTTTATTTAGTTGCTTAGCTTTTATATCTGCTAATCTTTCATTAAACATTAATTTATAGAATTAGTTTTCCAGTCTGTTGGTGTGTTTTCTCTTTGAACTACTTCTATCCATTCTTCTAATAAGGAGCCATTATATTGTTTAAATATAAAATAATCTGCTTTTCGCAAATATTTTAAATTATCAATAGAATTAACATAGGCATTTGTAGCTTTAATTATTAGTTCAGGACTAACGTCTGGATTTGTTTTCAAAAACTTTTTCATCTTGTTTATACAATCAGAAACACTTCCACCAACACCATTTTTATGTTTCATATAATCTTCTCGCCAATAATACATCCACTCTAAATCAGCTTCTTTAAATTTTTTTAAAGTAGAAGATATTTCTTCAATTTCTGTTGATATATTATTATAAGTTTTAATAGGAATTGGTAGCATTTCAATAGTTTGTATTATTTTTCTTCCAAATTCTGTTATTTCTAAATTAAATGGTTTGTTTTCAACATTTAAAAAAGTTATAAACTCTCTTCTTACTAGTTCTTTTATTACTCCGTAAGGAATTTTATTTTTTACTATGTATTCTTGAGTATCTTTTAAATGGTACGCAAGATACATTAATCCAAATTGGTCTGGACTTAGTTTAAAATTTTGTAATTTTTTAATAATATCATAAATCTTTAAATTCATAATTTTGTTTTACTTTTGTTACTCTCAATTTATCATAAGCATTTGTTTTTTCAATTTGTTTATAATATTTTTGTTTTAATTTGTTACTTTTCAATGACAAAACTAAATAGGCCTCTACCAATTATAAATTTTTAATCATCATCTTTAAATTTCCAGGCAAATACCCAACTCTTCTAGGAAAAATGTGCTTTACTTCAAACCCAAAATAACGCAAATTATTTTCTAAAATTTCTTCTCCCAATGTTACAATTGCAAATATAGCTGTCTGCCCATTACCAGTAGTAATTCCTACTTCTGTATTGTTTTTCATTTGTTTATTCAGTATTTTCAGTGCACAAGACAGTTCTTTTTTAGTTGTTGTATTATTTATGTCAGATAATTGTGCCATAGCACAACATGCTGTTGTTGTTTTTTTCATTTAAAATTTTTTATTGATGTGTAAGTAATATTATTACGATCTAAGCCTTCTATGGCTTTTTCTACCCATTTTTCGTCTTGGGTGTTGGAGCAAGATAAGATATAAATTTTAGCTTTATGCCCATTTCTAAGCCTAACCAATCTCCCTATTCGTTGAATTAAATTTCTAGGATTAGAATTAAGTTGCACTACAACTCCTATGTCTAAATCAGATATATTTATTCCTTCGTTTAAAGATTGAACACACGATAATTTATTAATTTTATTTTTTTGAAATAATTTTAAATCTTTATCATCTGTTTTTGAATGAAAAGTATTTTTTTCTAATTCTTCTGCTTGTTTAATACTTCCTGCAAATATCAATGTTTTTGCATCTTTTGTTATAGAATTTAATATTAGTTTAGCTGCGTCTGTTTTAGATTGTAAATCATATAACATGTGCATTCTATTTAAATATAAAAATTTTGGAACAGGTTTACCAGAAAATTGTATTTGCTGTATTCTTCTGCTTTTAAATTGATAATTACTAGCTTCTGTAGTCATAAAAGGCTTGTCTTTTGTTCCCCCTTGACTGTTTAATTTAGTATTATCTAATTGAGTTTCTACAACAATAATTTCATAAGAAGCTACTATTCCTAAATCAACTCCTTCATCTAGTTTTACTTCTTTTATCATACTTAGCCCTAAATAGTTAAATATTTCTATTTTATTTTCTTCAGTAGGTGGTGTTGCAGTTAATGCTAATATTTTAAGCGATTTTAATTGTTTTTTAGAAAGTGCTCTAAATGGCTCAGAATTGGCTAAGGTAATATTATGACCTTCGTCTAGTATTACGCCTGTATACTTACTTAAATCTACTTTAGCTAAACTTGCATAGCATTCTCTGTCTAATTTAGAGTAATAAGTTTTTTTCTTCCATTTGGAGAACTCTTCTGCCCAATTTTCATCTCGTAACTTTTCTGTTGGAACTATCAATAACCATTTTCCTTTATGCTTATTATCACTTATAATGTTTATAGCAATTTTAGATTTACCTGCTCCTGTACAAAGTGCAGCTAAACCTTTATAATTGTTTTTTTCCCATAGGAATTGTACTTCTTTTTGTAGTTTGTCTTTTATTTTGTTTATCAAAATATAATTATTTAATTTTCTTCAATAGGTATATTTGTCATATCTCTTTGCACAGTAATAGGCATTTTTTTAAATTTTTTTAAATTTATTATGCTTAAATTTATATGAAAATTATTATGATCAAAAACATTATAAGGACTATTTACGTTAATAAAGGATTCCTTATAAGAATATAATAATTTTTCTAAGGGGTCCTCATAGATTACTTTAGGATTTTTTAAAGAATTTAAAAATAGTTGAGAAGAAAGTATACCACCAGTTTCATGCCATAAAGCTCTAATAAAATTTAATATTATTAAATTTTTAATATACCCTTTTATTTTTCTATACTTAATATATTTAATTTTTTTATGAGTAACTATAGAACAAGGAGTTATTTGGTTGACAATAGAAACTAATAATTTAATTTGTTCATAAGTAATATCTGGCTCCTCAAACTTATAAATGTACAGATTTTGTACATATTCAAAACCATCTCTATCTATTGATGCCCAACATGCTGATGAATTTGATTTTATTACTTTTTTATTTACATATTTTCCGTAATAACAGCTATAATTTCTCATTTTTCTAATAATATTTTGTTATATAAATTGTTTAAATACTCTACTGTATACTTATCATTAACTTTAGTATTTTTTTTTGAATTATTCCAATAAAGTGCGTCATCAATCCAAATAAAATCTTTAATAATCCTATGATGTACTTTACCAAAAAATACTACTTTTTTTATATCATGGCATACTCCTGCTATAAAATTACCTTTAATAAGACATCTTAATAGTTGTTTTTCTGTGACTTTTAAAGCTTTAAAATAAGTAAATAAGTCTTTAAATGACCTTCTTGGGTATATTTTTATATCTTTTTTAAATAATTTAACTGCGACAAAAGAATAAGTAGGTGCTTTAATTCCCCCTAATAATTTTAATAATTGACTATCTTCCATTTTATTTTTTTTAATGTGACCAATATTCTACTGTAGAACAATCTGCCTTTAATTTAACTATTTTTACCCACACAGCTCCTGCTTTTTCCATATAATAAGATAAAGCGATAGCAGATTCTTTTGCGTATTTTTCTTTAACTTCTACATTTATTTCATCGTGCACTATATTAGTGAGTTTTACTACATTGTTGTAATTTTTACAGTCTACCCACTCTGTAAATAATACTCCTGCCAGTTTAGTAATATTTCCTGCCATTCCTTGTATAGGGCTATTGAGAGATTTTCTATCTATAGCGCCTGTTTCTTTTTTATTTTTGGGTTTTTTAAACCATTGTTTTCTTCCAGTTATAGGATCAATAAGTATATATCCTTGTTTATAAGTTTCTTTTTTAACTTTTTCAAAATACTCTTTTAATTTTGGAAAAGCTTTAAAATAACTATCGAACACATATTCTCCTGCTTCTTTTGTTATACTTAAATTTTTAGATATAGTAAACCCTGTACCGCCAAATTGAATAGCAAATCCAGCTAATTTAGCAGTTTGTCTTTTTTCACTGTGGTCTTTTTTAATTTCTTTGTCAGTTAAATTCATTAATTCTGTGTTAATATGTTTAGCAACAAAGCAATGCATATCTCCACCTTCGTTAATTAATTTAATAATATTGGGTTCTCTTGATTTTTCTGCTAAACAAAGTGTTTCTTGTGCTCCATAATCTGCATTATTTATTCTCCAGCCAGCGGGACAATTAAATGCTCTTCTAAACATATCTGCTGCAGGAATGTTTTGTAAATTTGGATTACTACTTGAACTTCTTCCTGTTTTAACAATTTGCTTGTAGTTGCTGTGAACTCTATTTGTTATAGGATTTATGTATTTAAAAAATTTAATGCCAAACGTTGTAACAGATTGCTCTGCTTCTTTAAATTTTAAATATTTATTCATAAATGTTTTAGTAATATTGTCAGCATTTTTAAAAACCCCTAACATAGAAGCACTGACTACTTTGGCGTTAACTGTATAAGTTAATTTTCCAGTAGATTTAGAAATTTCTTCAGTACATATTCCTAAGTATTTAAAAAATTCTATTACTTGTTGAGGACTTGTCCAGTTTATAGTACATTTAAAATCATTAGAAAACAAATTTAATTGTTTATCTACAAATTTAGATGTATTATAATTGCTAATTACAAAAAAACTTAGCTCTTCTTTAGCAATTTGATATATTGGAAAATTAAAATCATATGCCTCTTTCCATCTATCTTTATTAAAATGCATACCATTTAATTCCATATTACCTAATACGGGTAAGTATTTAAATTCTAAGTCTAGTGTTCTTTGTAAAGTTTTTTCTTCAATTCCTTTTAATTGTAAATTCCTTATGAGTAAAGGTAATAATATATCTTCTGCTCCATAATTTATTTGTCTTAAAGTAAATTGAGATTCTTTAATATTTAAAAATTCCAGTCTTGTATTTTTGTTTACGGTTTTTTTTAAATACCTAAATATTAAATCTTCTAAGCTAAACCCATCATAATCTTTAAATTTACTGTCAGGCTGTTTTATTCTTGCTTTATTAAACTCAACACCATTAAATAAAATTTGCTCTGCTAACATAGTGTCATAGAGGTTGTTTATTTTTATTCCGTATGCGTGTAACAAATGCTTGTATTCAAATTTTAAATTATGCCCCACTAACAATATAGAAGGGTTAGTTAAAATTGAATATAATTTTTGAATGTCTATTGTTCTAACATCAATTATAAATTGAGTATTTTCATCTCCAATTTGTAACATTACTATTTTCGATAAATAAGGATCTAAACCCTCGTTTTTACCATATTTACCATTAAATTTTCTTGTTGTTTCTATATCTAAAGAAAGTACTTTTTTTGTTTTTAAATAATTTACACATTCTTCTATAGAACTTGTTTCATTATTTTTAAATAAAGTACTTTCTCCAATATATTTGTAATTTATTTTTTTAATAATTATTAATTAAAAATTTATTTTCAATTTACCTAATAAAAGTATATAAACTATAAGGATTATACACTAAATCTTCTGTAATGTGTGTAATTTGTTTATTATTTGCTTCAATTTTATCAAGAAGAATCATAAAGTTTTTTGAAAACAAATTATTATTATTGTGTTCTACTGTAATAATTAAAAAAATATTGCGTTTTATTAATTCTTCAAAAGCTTTTACTATTATAGTATCTATAATTTTATTATTATATTTAATAACAAAAGGATAAATTTTTGCAGCTTCATTTATTACTTTTTGAATATTGGTAATTAAAATACCAATAGAATTGAAGTCATATTTATAAAATAAAGTAGAGTTTACATTAAAAGTTGTTTTATACAAAATTCCAGAAAACTCTTCATTATCTAAAATTAATAAAAAAGAATTTAAATCAAATTCTATACTATCTAGTATTTCTTGTTCTGTAAATTTATCAGGAAGTGGAGGAGGAGGAACAACAGTAACAATTAATTCTTCTATTAATTCAAAATATTTTTTATGATATTTTCTAATTTTTCCTGTACTGTTTTTAACCCAATAAAAATTGTTTTCAATTTTATTAATATTATAATTATTTCCTACTATTAAATTATATTTTTTTTCAGCGTTATTTATACAAATTATTCTCATTTTTTAATATATTTCTTTGTTGTTTACTTTTAAAAATACGTCATTTAACGCTGTATTAATATAATCTATATCAGAATTTTTTTCAAATGTACCAGTTGAAACTATTCCAATCTTGTATATTTTTCTTTTTTTGAATACTCTTATATCTCCTTTTTGTAAATGACTGCAATAGGATTCAATTACTTGTCCTTTGATTAATTCAGATATCCAAGTTATATCTTTTTTAGATGTATTTTCAACTAATTGAAAAGGCAAAGTTTCCCCCACCTTTTCAATAATTAAAATTTTTACTTTTTTTTTATCTTCTATTTGATCATTATTATAAATGATTATTTGTTGATTTAAATCCATCAATTGAAGTTTTTAATTTATTAGCTAATTCGTAATTTTCTTTTTTTAAAGCAGCATCAAGTTTTATTTTTAAATTATCAAAAGAATTTACATTAGTAGTTTCTTTTAAATATTGCTTAAAAAATAAATCTTTATTATGTGAAATAAATTTTAATTTGGTTACTTTTCCTTTTCTAGTGTAATAAGTAGAAAATTCTACAGCCCCTTTTTTACTTAATTCTTCCATATCTGTATTTTTAAAAATATTTAAAAACAAAGTCTTAAGATAAACTATCATACAGTTTCTGGAATTTTTATTTTTTTAAAACTATTTTCAATTTCAAACAAACTTTTGTAATAATTTTCATCTAATAGCTTTTCAATCATAGCAATAGATAATTCACAATCTCCTAATTCTTCTGGATGCCATTGAACTGTAAAAGCAGGGTAATCTATGTAACCCAGTGCTTCATTGTGCTTAGTATCGTTTTCTTCTCCTTTATAAACAGCTAAACTAATTGCATTTTCAGGAATTATATCAATGGCTTGGTGATGAATAGAATTTACTTTGTAATTAAAAGAATAAGCTGATTCTAATCCAAATTTTTTCAATGAAATTAATGAAATATCCAAATTATGCACTTTTTTTGATCTATTATTTTCGTTAGTTTCATGCCACATATTTTGAATTAAGTGCCCATTGTTAATTGCTGCAAAACTTTGATGTCCTCTGCATATTCCAAATATAGGTACTTTTTTTTTCATATATTTAGGCAACAAAACCATGTCAAACCATTCTCTAAATGGACAAGGTTTGCTAATATACATAGATATACTTTCTTCGCTAGATAAATATCTACAAACATCTATGTCAGGTCCACCAGGTAATACTAATAAGTCAATGTCTCTAGTAGTTTTTTCATTTGGATTTATAATATGTACATCACCAAAATGTTGAAAAAATTCTACATAGGCAAGTGTAACACCGAATCCTGTTCCCATTACCCAGCCTGCTATTCCTATTTTTTTTCTATTCATTTTTTATTATTTTTTTAATTTACCATTTAACAACATTGTCAATGGGCTTTGTATTGTTTTGTTCTTTAGCTTTGAAAAAAATTATTTTTTTAATTTAATTCTATTAATAATTTATGGCATTTATGCATCCATTGAATTTCTTCATTAATATACCTATAATTTTTATTAATATTTGGGTTAAATTTTTCAATATACATATCATTGCTTGTGTTTAAATTTCCTCGTAATTTTCCATTACTAAAAAAAGCATTTTTATAATATAGAGCTTTCCCTATTTTGTTACATGTAAACTTTAATCCATCTTCTGTCATTGCTACTCCTAAAGGCTTTTTATTGCTTTTTTGTCTCATTACCAAAAAACTATCATTTACAATTTTTTCTTTTACTCTTTCTAAATTCATTTTTCTATCTACATTACTCATTCTTCTACATATTTTAGATAAAATAAAAATTAATATTTTTATCCTTTTGATTTATAATTAGCGTAATTTTTAAAAATGTAGTATATATAAATAATTTCGTTTTTTAAAAAATCTTGTATACTAACGTTTAAATCATCTCCTTTCATTTGTGTTTTACATCCACGAAAATTTCTTAAATTTTTTAATCTGTCGACAAAATTTTCTCCAACAGTAAAAGTTTTTGTAGTTATTTTTTTAGGAAAAGGTTTTTTATCAATACTATTTTTATTCATTTGTTGTTATTAAATTTTTTTTATTTCCTTTCTTTATCTATAAGCATCAGGATATTCTTTTTACATTATTGTGCTAATAGTAATGCTCTACTTTTGTTATATTTAGTATTAAGATTTATAAATGAATTGCAAGATACTAGGCTACCTGTATGTAGTATTCTATGTACTCTTGATTCATTAATTTCTATAACGTCAATATTTCTTTGGTCATTTAATTTTCTAAAGAAAGTTTTTTTTTCTTCTTTAGTTTTTAACTCTGATGGAGTTTTAGTAGTTAAAAAACAAGCTATTTGTCTATTCATTTTAATTAAATTTTTATATTGTTAAATAATTGTGGTTTAACTTTTTCTAGCCAAATAAAATGAAGTTTTAATTTCATTTCTTCCCCCCAAGATAATTTTCCAGTAATATGCTGCTTAAATTTTTTAACTTTTTGCTTCCTATCTATGGGTACTAATTTTAAAAAATTTCCATTGTTATCCCTTAGTTCTTTGGTGGGGTGTCTATAACCATTAATACCAATTGGATTTACTAAATTATTTTCATCGTCATATTCTTTTACGTATGGCTCACATTTTTTCATTTAAATTCTTTTTAAGTTGTGTAAATTTACTTGTTTCATTGTTTTAATATTTGATTCTATTGCAGGAACAATAATATTGTTAAAAACTTCTTTGTGGTTTTACACGGACTCGAACCGTGGGCCACCTGATTATGAGTCAGGTGCTCTAACCAGCTGAGCTATAAAACCTTTTGTTTAATTTAAAATATAATAAGCTCTTCTAAATCAAAAGCAATATTAGTTTTTCCCATAATAATGTGTTTTAATTCCATGGGTTTTCCTACTACATAACTATAATAAGGCGTCACAGAAACAATTGTGTCTGTCCAACTAGATAAACCATAAACATTTCTTTTGAATTTTTTTCCTATTAAGTTTTTTTTATTCATTGTTTTCTAATTTTTCTAATTGCTTTTCAAATCTACTAATACTACCCCATATAATAGAAGCATCAGGATCTAATTCTTTGATTTGTTCTACTAATTCATTACACCTACCATCTTTATAAAATTTGGTTTGAATAGCATCTGCTAAATTATTTAAATGAGCAGGTGCAGAAATTGAAATTCTTAAATCATAATTAGACCATTTGGTTTTATAATCAGTAAACATAATACCCCTAGTTAATTTATTTTCTAAATTATATAGTTTACGATTACGAACTCTAACAATTGAATTATCAGAACCAAATAAATGTAAAAATCGTAAAAACCATCTAGGACAATGCTTGGGTTTTGCTTCATAATCTAATGCAAGTACTAATGGAAAGAGGGCTCTGAATATATCAGTATTTTCTTTCCAAATAGTTGTACCAAGATATTTGTATTTCTCAGCAAATGTTCTTGGAAAGAAAACTGCTCTTATATGGTCTAATGTAATGTTCTGAGTATGTATCATTCCATATTTTTTACCTTTAAATATTATCATGTTATTTTACAATTTTAAAAGGTTTACCTAAAATCTTTGTTAACTCTTTCATTGTGTATTCTTGTATTAGTTTTGGTTTGTGGTCTTTAATATAACCATGTGAATTTTCATAATAGATTACATTACGATTTTCATCATATTCTTTTTTATACCAATAACCATTTGAATTTTCAAAATAGATTCTATTACGATTTTCATCAAATTCTCTTTTAGTCCAAAAACCTTTTGAAGTTTCAGAATAGATTAGATTATTGTTTTCATCAAATTCTCTTTTAGACCAATAACCATCTGAATTTTCACAATAGATTTCATTACCATTTTTATTCTTAATAATAAAAGGAAATTCTGTTATGTTTAATTGTTGTGCTATTGTTTTCATTTTACAATTTTAAAAGGTTTACCTAAAATATTTGTTAATTCTTTCATTGTGTATTATTGGATTGATTTTGGTCTGTTGTCTACAATTTCACCATATGAATATTCACAATAGATTTCATTACGATTTTCATCAAATTCTCTTTTAGTCCAACCACCATTTG